GATCAGTACCTGGCTGCGCAACGCCACGGCTTCGGCCAGGCGCTCGCCGTAGAGGTCTTCGCTGGGCTCATTGGCTTTGATGGCCATGCGCTTAGCGTCGATCTGGGCGGCCGAATCATTTGCAGCGGCCGTCAGCGCGTCTTCCAACTGCTGCATACGCATGTCGATGCGGGCTTTGCGGTCGGCGGCCAAGCGCTCTTCGCGCTGGCGCTGCGCCGCCTGGCGGGCCTCTTCCTCGGCGCGCAGGTGCTGGCGCTCACGCTCCAGCCGATCGGCCTCGGCCTGCTTATGCTCAGCAATGCGGGCGCGCAGCACCATGGCGAAGTCCTCGGGCGCCTTGTGCACCAGCTGGCCCAGGTCGGCAAACAGGAACTCAAAACCCTTGGCTTGATCCTTGAAGGCGGCCTGGTTGGTGCGGACGCGCAGCGCGGCAGCGTCAGCATCAATCTTGGACTTGGCCACCAGGGTATCCAGCGCGTCTTGCATGCTGTCGAAGCTGCGCAGGCCCTTGATGGCGCCCGCAAAATCCACCTGGGGCGCGGCCAGCGATGCCGGGGAAAGCTCCGCATTCAGCGCCTGATAGTGGGCGGCCAGCGCATTGCGCGCGGCGACCACCGCCTCTTCCTTGACCTCGGTCTTGCGGCGCGTCACCAGCTTGTCCAGATCCAAGCGCACGCGGCGGGCCTCGGCACCGATATCGTCCATGGTGCGGAACAACTCATCGATGCTGGCCGTCTGGCTCAGCGCATGCTGCTTGGCGGCCTGCAGGCGCTCTTCGATGTCAGCGCACCACTTCACGGCCTTGGCCGCGTTGGCAAAGTCCTGATCGCTCTTGAGGTCTCGGTTCACCGAGCTGATGGCGGCCAGGGCCGTCTTCTTGAACTCGACCAAGTTGCTGGCCGTCACTTTGCCGGTGACTTCAATCAACAGGGCGGGCAGCGCCTCGGGCGCTTTGCCGGCCGGTGTAGGCGCCGCAGCCTCGGGCAGCTTGTAGGCCGCCAAGTCTTTGGCGAACTGCTTCCAGCCTGACACGATCCGGGCGCGCAGTTCAGCGTCTGGGAAGTACCAGCAGTGTTGTTCCTCGACTAGTTCTTCACCGTTCCACTGGCTGGCCATAAACAAGATGCGCTTTGCGCCGCTGATCAGCAGCTGCTGCTCCATTTGGATGCGGTGATAAATGGGCAGTTCAAGGCCGCCGCACTGTTCGCGGTGGCTCGGCGCAATAGATTCAATCTGGGCAAAAGCCTTGCGCAGATCGTTGTTCAGCGCCTTGTGCTCAAAACCTTCGCTCTCGTCCAGCGTGAGGCCGTCAAAGCTGGCTGACAGCTGGCCGGCCGAACCGGTCACCGGGTAGAGCTCGGCGCCGATGAACTCTTCGGCCAGTGGCCGCGCCAGCGCCTCGGCGCGGTGGCCGTTGTCGAAGCGCGCTTGGGTGCCTGCGTCTACTTCAGCCGCTACGCCAGTGTGCATTTCGCGCAGCAAGTCGGCTCGGCTCTTGTAGGGCGAGACGCCCATCATGGCCGGCGCATCGCTGGCGTTGAAGTGTTGGGCGCGGTAGGCCTTCCACTCTGGACTGCCCTGGATCAGGTTGTGGATCTTCATTGCTTGGCCTCCGCGGCTTCCATGTCCTTGACGAAGCCGTCGTCACTGGTGCCGGCGTCCGGCGTCTCTTCGACCTGGCCCAGCTTCAAAATCTCTGCTTGCTGAGCGGCGCTGAACGTGGCTTTGGTCTGCAGCATCGAGAGCAGGTCGGACGCGGTCTTGCGGCCGGACTCGACGACCTTGCGCCAGCCGGGGAGGTTCTTGTCGAAGTCCGTCTGTGGGTAGGCGGGCAGTTCCGGTCGAACTTCTTCTGCCGGGCCCATGTGGCGTTCGGTAGGCTGCGCGGGGATTACCTGCAGCTCGTCATCGGTGTAGATCCCCAGTAGCGCATCGGGCGCGTACAGGCGGGCCCAGTTGCGCGCCTGCAGGTAGCCGAACTGCTGCTTCGGGTTGACCTTCCAGAGCGGAGAGTTCTTGGTGGTGATGCCGCCGATAGAGAGCCATTCGGTCCAGACGATCACCTCTTCGCCGGCGGGCACAAAGCCGGCGCGGCATTCGAGGTTCTGGCCCTCGCCGCGGTACTCGTAGTGCGGGCGTCCTTTGACAGCGCCGGAGTTCTTCAGCACCGCCACGACCAGCTGGGCCTCGTAGCCGAGGTTGCCGTTCACGACGTGGGTCTTGCCGGCCACGACGAACGGATCCATGCGCCAGCGCATTGCCTGCAGCGTGATGGCCAGGCAATCGGCCGGCTTGCCGTGCAAGTGCTTGGGCACGGTGACAACGGCGCGAGACATCATTTCTCCGAAGTCCATCAGTGCTTGCATGCGCTTGGCATCGAAGAGGAAGGCCGACGGATTGCCAAGCTCGAGCGTGGCGAGTTCCGTCTGGGCGATAGGGGCGATTTCGGACATCAGGTCCTCCAGTTGGTGAGGTGGTTGAGCAGGGAAGCCGCAGCGCGACGCACGCGCTGCAGCAGGGACAGGCTGTAGCAGGCGATCACCTGCGGCGCGAAAGGGTGGCGGCGCTTCATGCGGGAGCGACCTCGATGCGGCAGCCCAGGCCGTGCTCGTCGAGCGCGGAGGACCAGACAGCAAACCAGTCGGGGGCGATGACCTGGCGATCGACCACCAGTTGCCCATCCCGCTTGACGGTGAGGCGGAACAACATGTTCAGGCGAGCAGTGCTTCGCTGGACTCGCAAGCCGCCACCAGCAGCTCGGCTGCCTTGCGCAGGCGCGCTACGTCTTCGGCAGTGCGGCTACGGGCCGACTCCAAAGGATCAAAGGATTCAAGGGGTAACCTGCGGACGGCCACTGCGGCGCCTTCGGCGCTCTTGCGGTAGTAGTCCTGGTAGCCGTAGCTGAAGCCGCAGTGCCAGGCGTACGAGGCATCCCAGCTGCATTCCTCATTCGTCCAGCACCAGAGCTTGGGCAGCTTGTCCTGCAGATGGGCGAACAGCAGCGCGGCCTCGGGGCGCGTCGGGAGATCTCCCTGGCGCTCAGCAGCCCACGCGAGAGCGGGCTTCCACTTGATGTCGTCCTGGTGGCCGTCCAGCAGGATCAGCGCATACAGCGCGCCGGACTTGTCGGTGAGGATGCCGGCGTAGGTGCCGTCCTCGAATGCTGCGCCGATTGCGGGCAGGCTTTGTGCGTGAGACATCGTCTTCTCCCATCTGCGCATCACAGCGCGATGGAAGAATTGAACCACAGTTAAACGTAGCGCGCAACCGTAGTTAAACGAATTTTGAACCAGGACGCAAAAAAGCCCGCTCGCGGCGGGCTGTTAGCTGGGCAGATTGGACGGCTAGCGGATGACCATCAGCAGGAGCATTAGGGCCGCGAAGACGGCGGCCCATTTGATGACGTGCAAGTCCTGCGCGATGCGACGCAGGCTATCTGCCTGTGTCTGAGAGTTCTTGGCAGACGCGAAGACATTGTGGTCAAGAGCGCGCTGGCGATGCTCGAATTCTTGTGGACTCATGGGCGGCATAGTCTAACGCTTGAGGGTTTTGCATTCCTTGTCGATGACGATGGATGCGATCAGCGCCATGTTCATGGCATCGTAAACGCGCCTTTCTTTCGAGGACTCATCGGCGGGCAAGGAACGAACAAAATCCGAAACCAGCCAGGAGAAGCGGACGCCCCCTATCCGTTCTAGGCATTCGGTTCTGCTAGGTTCGATCAAGCGTGCATCGTAGATTCCGATAAGGTAGCCGCGTCGCTGATCATCATTGAAGCCAAGCCGGAACTCACTTAGCGTAATCGCGTTGCAGCTAAGGGGAAAGAGTGCGAATGCAAGCAGGAAAAAGCGCGTCATCCAGATGCTCCTACCTTCGGCGGTATTTTCGGTGCTCGACCATCGTGCCGATGATCTCAATGTGCTGCTGATCTGATCGCATCGGCGCGTAGTCTTCATTCAGCGGCACGAGCTCAAAGACCTCCTGCCCATTGCTGATGCCGCGCGGCCGGAACTTCTTGAAGGTCGCTTCATGGTCGCCATTCTTAGCAACGACGAAGTCGCCAGGCAACGGCTGCTCCATTGGATCGATGATCACCACATCGCCCTCGCTGAAATCAGGCTCCATGGAGTTCCCTTTGATTCGCAGTGCGAAGGCCGAGTCGGACACAACGATAGCAGTCAGAAGGTGCTCGGCAGACTCATTGGCGATGCCGGATCCCGATGCTTCAGTCATCTGACCGGCCTGCACATAGTCGAGCAACGGGACACGTCGAACGCCCACATCTGCGGGCGCGAAGTTTGGCTTCTCCGGATGCTTTGGCCCCTTTCCTGAAAGCAACCACTCGGACCGCACGCCAAGGAAGGCGCAGGCGGCGTTGTGATTCTCCAGGTCGAATCCTGACGACTCTCCAAGAAGCACCTTCCGTACAGCTTGATAGGAGATCCCCAGTACGTTGGCCAATTGCGTCCGTCCGATGGATAGATCGTCCATCGCCTCTTTGAGGCGGTCTTTGTACTCAACCATAGTTAAGAACTATGCCCGCCCAGACTTGAACTCAGGTTGCCTTTTGGCTTTAACTGTGGTTCAATGAATGAATGGAAAAGCAAAAAGCCATTGAACTGCTTGGCGGAACCGTGGCCGCCGCCGCTCAAGCAGTCGGCGTTACTTACCAGGCGGTGGACAAGTGGCCAGATCTGCTTCCACCGAGGATCGCCGATCGCGTGCAAGCTGCGCTTTGGCGCATATCGCAGGGACTGCCACCGGCTCCGGATGGAACCCCCGCTTCTAGTGCTGAAACCGCGAAGGCCGCATAGGCCATGAGCCAGTTCCGGGCCATCCGCCGCTGCCTGGGCGTCAGCCAGGTCGATCTCGCGCGAGCGCTGGGTATGACACAAGCGAACGTCTCGTACCTCGAGCGCGGCCAGACCATCACGCCCGAGACCGCCAAGAAGCTCATCGAGTTCGCGGCCTCGCTGGACGTGAAGCTGAGCTACGACCAGGTGTATGGCGCAGCGACGCTGCCAATTCCGCGTGCGGCCTCGCCGGCGCTGGGGAGGGCCTGACCCATGCGCTCTCACCGCCGCGCCTCGCGTAGCCGAGCCGCTGCCGCGAGAAGCGGTGCGGCCTGCGCTTCCAGGTCGCGTGCGGC